AGTTGCACTAGAAATATTTGTACCTACAATGTTTGATGATGTAACGTTTGTGCTGTAAAGTGCACCTGTAGTAAGTGATGTTGTAATTCTCGCTGTACCTGATACATCTAAACGATTTGATGGCGAATTTGTACCTATACCTACATTTCCTGCACTATTCCATGCTAATGCAACATTATTACCACCTTGTTTTGTACCTAACGCACCATCTGCCCACCCAAACACAGCAATACCATCATTTGGGAAAAATGATCCTGCTAAAAAATAACTATTAACCGATCCATTGTTACCAGAATATTGTATACCTTTATTAGTGTCATCTAAATAAAGCGCACCGCTAGTTCCGGTTCCTGCATTTTTCATCACACCACGACCACTTACTTCTAAACGTAAACTAGGATTAACTACACCAATACCTAGATTATTATTATTTGTAAAAATATTTCCTATAGTATTTGATGTTCCTGTAGCTAATAAACTAGCTGTTACACGTGCTGTAGAGATAGTTGAATTTGTAACATTTTCATTTGTAACTTGAAGACTGGAAACTGTAACATTAGTTGAAGTAATGTTTGTAGATGAAACTAATGATGAAGAAACAGTTCCGTTTACATTTAAACTTTTAGAAATACCAATACCACCATTTACAACAAAGGCACCAGATGTAGATGAAGTAGTATCATCAGTAGACGTCAAATTAATTTTTTCTATTGTAAATGCATCTCCACTTAATGTCAATTGTTTTTCACCTAAATGAATAGTATTTCCAGATAAATAAAGATCTCTCCATCTTAAACTAGAAGAACCCAAGTCATAAGTTATATTAGTAGATGGAACTAAAGATCCACCCATAGTTGCACCAGAAGCATTAATTGTTCCTAGAGATGAATTAGTTGCAACAACATTTGTTGATGTAACATTTGTAACAACAGCATTTGTAATTTCTGCACTAGCTGAAGTAAGTCCAGTTGAAAGGCTTAATGTAGCAGAACTTATATTTGTAGCAACCGCATTAGTATTTCTAAGTGTAGCAATTGTTGAGGTTGTGACATTAGCATTAGTTGCTTGTAAACTAGCTGTAGTTACTCCAGTTGAAACGTTTAGTGTTCCACTACTCACATTTGTAGACGTTTGATTAGTATTTAACAAAGTAGCAACCGTTGCTGTTGTAACATTAGCATTTGTAGATTGTAAACTTGAAGACGTAAGACCAGTTGACAAATTAAGCGTAGCACTAGAAATATTTGTAGAAATTTGATTAGTATTTAATAAAGTAGAGATTGTTGAGGTTGTAACATTAAGATTAGTAATTTGAGCACTATTACTTGTTATTCCTGTAGAAAGATTTAGTGTAGCAGCACTAACATTTGTTGATCTTTGGTTTGTAATTTGTGCAGAAGCTGATGTAATACCAGTTGATAAATTTAACGTAGCACTACTTATATTTGTTGAAACAGCATTAGTATTTAATAATGTAGCGATAGTTGCAGTTGTAATGTTGGCATCTGTAATTTTAGCAACTCCTGCAGTTATATTTGTATCCATTAAATTGGTTGTTGTAATATTTACAGCAGTTAAACTACCTGCTACAAAAAGATCACCTGATAAACTTAAATTTCCACCTGTAATAGTACTTGCTGCTACAAGGCTAGAATTAATAGTTGATGCCGTCACTGTTCCAGTTGTAATACCACCAACAACTGTTGCTCCACTTACATTTAAATTTGCAGCTGTTAATCCAGATGACACATTGACTGTCCCTCTAACATCCAACGTTGCTTCTGGGGCCGTTGTATTAATACCAACGTTTCCATTTGTATAAGATAAATTACCACCTGTACCAGTTGTCCATTGTGAATTTACATAAGGTGTTCCATTTTCATATAAAGTTCCTGTAAAATTAATATTTCCTGCTGTCAAAGCAGTTACATTTAAAGTACCAATAGATGCATTTGTATTAGAAATATCTGTAATTTTAGCAGTTCCAGATGTTAACCCAGTTGATAAATTTAATGTACCACTACTTACATTCGTTGAAACAGCATTAGTATTTAATAAAGTTGCTATTGTTCCAGTTGCAATATTAGAATTAGTTGCGTATAAATTAGAAGTAGTAATTGAATCTGAAAGCTTAAGTGTTGCGGAACTAATATTTGTTGAAATAATGTTTGTATTTAATAAAGTAGCAATTGTTGAAGTAGTAACATTTGCATTTGTAATTTCAGCAGAACTAGTTGTTAATCCTGTCGTTAAATTAAGTGTACTTGATGATATATTTGTAGCAAGTTCATTTGTTACATGTAATGCACCAGCAGTAATAGCTTCAGTTATTCTTATTCCACCAGAAACATCTAATTTATAAGTTGGATCAGAAGTTCCTATACCTAAATTTTGTTCAGTATATATTTCACTATTTGCATTAGTATCCCAAATTGATGACCCACTATATAAACTTCCATTTTTGTAAAAATTTCCTGTAAAATTAATATCTCCTGCTACATCTAACTGAAATTGTGGAGCTGTTGTAACAATACCAACTTTTTCACCAACTATAAATTTTTTAGCAACAGACGCATCACCCATACTTGTAATTCCTCCTCCATTTGAAAAATTGGTAAAACTATTTGCATTTTGAGCTAAAATCCTCGATGTACCACCAATTGTAAAAACATTACTATCATATACTATATCTGTATTTGCAATAGTATCTGTTGAATTTGAATATAAAAGTCTATTTGCTATATAAGGTCCACTAGTATTGTTAATAATATTAGTTCCATCACCTAATGGTGTACTACCTGGAGGCGCTGTAGTAGTAGCTCTATATCTAATTGTTGTAGTTGTACCTTCAACATTAGAATTAGTATATTGAATTTGACCACGTCCACTTGAATCAACTATTTTAAAATTAATACCAGTTTGATCTCCAGCAAAAGATGATGTAATAACCCATCCTGCTGGTTTGTATACACCATTTATTTCCCATAAAGCATATTTAGAAATTCCTGCACTAACAGTAACATTTATTGTAGCCTTAAAAGAATTTGCAATAGAATTATCAAAATAAAAATCTGTAACATCAGTAAAAACTTCAGTTCTGCTAAGCGTTGCTTGTTGTTCAAAAATTATATCATTTTTATTAGGTGTAATTTTAACATTATTAACTGAAACGTGACCAGTAACATATGTATCCTTACCAGATATACCACCTAATACAACTAAACCACCACTTGTAGAACCAGCTCCAGTTGTATCCCTAATAACAACTTGTTGTTTATAATAATACGCATTTTCGTTATATTCAGACATTTATTATACAATATATATATATTTTTATTTTATAAATAAAATCTCTTTTTATAAAATAAAATTAAACGCGCTCATGCGTTTCAATATTTAATATATTATTTTTTTTATTGAGTTTTTCATTTATTTTTTTATAATAATAATGCTGAGAAATAATAATAATATCTAATAAAATAGAAAGTATAGATGAAATTAACCAAGGAATATTTTTATCAAAATATTCAAAAGTAGAAAATATTACACCTATATAAAATATATTTCCTAAAATCGTAAAAATATACATTAATAATGATAATCCCTCAGTTGTTTTTGTTTTGTAATTTTCATAAATTTGAGGAAATCTACCAATTATATACAAAAACATTGTTATCCATGAAATACACATACCTACTAAATCATATGACGTTTTTATAAAAATAATTAACAAAATACCTGTTAAAATATTTATTATAATAAATATAACAGAAAAATAAATTTCCAACTTACGAAATTGCTCTCCATAAAATAATACAAAACAAATCAATATTACACCTATTAAAAAATGATACCAACTCATAAATCCAAACGTAATTGGTAAATGTAATAATATTGTCCCAAATAAACTTAACGCATCAGCTTGAGTCCATAAAATCAACATCCAAATCGAAATACCTTTCGACGATCTATTTTTATATATCAACACAAATTGTGGTATATACACTATACTATAAAAAATCAATGATAATAAACTAAATATATAACTTAAATCCATTTAATATTAAAAATCCGTTTTTAAATTCAATTTATTTTAATATATTCTAATATTAACTATGATTAATTATTACGGTCTTAAAAACTCTACACGATTACCCGACAAATTTGTTCAAATATTAAAATCAGATTTAATTAAATTTTTTAAAGATACATATAGATCATTTGAAATAGACAAAACTAATGAAAACATTTTCCATTTAGACCTTTTAAACTTTTATTTATATTGTTTCGAACAAAATTACAAACATCTATTACGAATTTTTCCAATCAAACAAAACACACAAAATAATTTTAGTATACTAAAAGAACAAACCACCAACACTTGGTTTTTTGTTTCCAATGATATTATCATTTTTCATATTAAATTTCATAATTTTGAAGATTTTTATCTATCATTTATGTATTCTGAATTTAAAATGATCTTTTATAAAACACACTCACATTATATCGTTTTCTGTATTTCTCATAAACCCAACGAAATAAACGATATAAAAAAATTTTTATTATATAATAACAATGACATTCGATACACCATTTTATCATTTTTTATCAATCTAGATAATCATAAAAAAACAAACAAAAACATATTATTAAATACATATACAGAATATTCCACCCAAATAATATATAATAAAAATTTAAAATACAACGGAATTATCCCTTTAAATATAGATTATAAATCACTAAGAATAAATAATATAAAAAAATATAGTTTAACATATCATTGTACTATTGGTCTAGGACATTCTAACCCACAATTAATACAAACTGTAAATCTTATTTTAGAGTATATTAAAAACAATACATATTTACCTTGCAATTACATGACTTTTTTTTAAAAAAATAAAATTTCATTTTCTAACAAAATCGTAATTTCTAACAAAAAATTCTACTGTTTCTTTTAATCCAATATCCAATGACGTAAATTTAAAATCAGGTAAATACCTCAATAATTCATCACAACTTGCTGTTTTTTTTAATTGTCCATCTGAAAAATTAGTATCATAATAATAATTATAATAATCAAAACATTTACATATTTTTTTCACCAATTCACTTATAGATATCTCATCCTCTTGTGGTGGACTAACTATAACCGATACATTTTTATCTAAAACTTCTAAATAAATAAATCTATAAATAATTCTACATAAATCATCTACATATACAAATTGTCTTACAGCTTTTCCTGACCCATTAATTTTCAATGCAATATTTTCCTTTTTACAATTATATGTTTTATGTATTAATCCAGGTATTACATGTGAAGACTCTAAATTATAATTATCATTACAACCATATAAATTAGTTGGTGTTAAATTTATTACCTGAAAATCATTACACTTCTTTGTTAATAACTCCGATGTTAAATGTAAAATTCTTTTTGAATAAGCATATCCTATATTAGAATTATGAGGTAACCCATTATGTAATTGATCACTTGTTAACGGATAAACTATACCCTTATCTGGAAATATACACGTAGATAAAATATTAATTAACCGTTTAACCCCAAATTTATTACATGCGTCAACTACATTTAAGTTTAACCTAGTATTATCTAACAAATAATTATAATTATTCAACATATTTTCATATACACCTCCTACATAACTAGCTAAATGAATTACTACATCTGGTCCAATCTTCTCAAATGTATTATAAACATCCTCCATATTTCTTAAATCACAATCCTGTCTTGATAAAAAAAAGAATTGATCTTCTACATTACCACAGTTTTTAACAACTTTCTGAAAAGATTTGCCTACCAACCCATATCCTCCTGTTACTAAAATTTTCATTAATATATATATAATGAAAATTATTTTTAAATCTAAATTAAACATAAATCATAAATATATCATTTCTTAATACCTTTTTATTTCTAATTAAATGTTTTATATATAAATCATCCTTGTATTTTAATATAAAATTGTAGGATAACTTTTGATTTAACCCTATAGATTGAAAAAACATCGGTTTATCAAAATCACTAACATTTTCTATTAAACTCTCTAAAAAACATTCATCTATCGTTTGATAATTTAATATAAATTGTAAATTTAATTTATCTATATGTCGCCTTATAAATTCCATTGATAACTTTGTAAATTGTGACACATTCGTCCAACATATCATATCCATTTTTGATAAATAATGTGTAAT